GACAATTGACTTAGATAAAGTTCACGAGTTTTGTTCTTTGTTTTCTGAAAACGCCAGATTTTACTACGGACATAATTCCGAGAGTGAAATGTCCCTGCGTTTTATAATGGCAGCCAAGCATGTTTTCGGAGGAAATCGTGTTTTTTCAAAGCCGATGCAAAAAATAAAACATCACTTGAAAGCTGATGAGATAGATTCCAATAAGAGGATTCTTCACGAGGATGCGGAGGGAGCCTACGTGTATCTCCATAAATGCAATTTCGATGTGGAAATTACTGTGGATAGCATTAGACTGGCGAAAGATTACGATACGCTCATGTTATTTTCAAGTGATGCGGACTTTGTGAGCTTATTCCGCTTTTTGCGTAAAAAGGGTAACGATAAAAAGGTTATCCTTGTAAAAGGCGGTCACATCACATCTTCACTGAGAGAGTTAAGCAATAAAATAATTAACGCTCAAACTATAAAAAGACAGATCACGAGAATTGTTAAAAAGAAACAAAAACCTGGCAGTTAGCCAGGTCTTTGCGAATCGTCAACCCGTATCCACGGGCAGGTACTTACATACTACACTTAGGTTTGGCAAAATACAACAAGGGGATAAATAAGACCAGTAAAATCTATATCTATTAGCGGAAAATCTACCGCAAGTGTCTATATCTGGTAAACTTAGATTATTGATGGCGAATACAAAGGATTTAAAAAAACTTTCCCAAATGAGGTTATTGGAAGCGGCTACGCTTCTAAAAGCTGATCATTGTGACGGCGCAAAATACCTTTGCGGTTTTTCTATAGAACACGCCCTGAAACTTCAAATTTGTAAAACATTAAATTGGGATAATTATCCTCCTCTCAAACCAGGTGCATCAGTGGACAAGGAAGATTTCGATCCACATCTTAAAAGTTTTAAGATTCATGATCTGCAAGCACTTTTACTTTTATCGGGAAAATTTAAGGAACTCACTAACAATGGCAATTTATCCGCTTCGTGGGATACTCTAAAAACATCTTGGAGTTCGGAAATAAGGTACCAGATTAGTAATAAAACAAAAAAACAATTGCGACAAGAAACAAAAGATATGATAGAGGCCGCCAAAAGCATCCTCACATTTCTTAAAATAAAGGTTAATATAAAGATATGAGTATCAAAGAGAGCATAATCAAAAGACTGGTCAGAGTGGAAAAAGAAATTTCTAGCAAAAAGGGTTCTTTTATTCTCTTCGCGTTATTTCAGAGAATGGATATTTGGAATGAAAAGAATCAGGAAAAGTGGGATTTGGTAATCAGTGCGTCTTGGATCAATGATAAAAATATGCAAAATGAGCGCAAGTATATATTCAATAGCTTATTAAAAGAACTCAAAGGAGAAGAGATAGCTGGATTTATTGAAAAGTTAAATTTTATAAATCCCAAAGATCAGTTCATAAGATTGATAACAAAGAGCATTGGTTTGCGAGAACACGAGAGTGGTGATGCAAAATCCATAGATGAAGAAAAAAAGCATGGCATTAGCAATGCATATGTGATAACGTCGAGACCTCAAAATTAACTTAAAAACCTCGTCCTCGCTGACGGGGTTTGTTTTGCGCTTGAAGAGAAAAAAAGCATTTGTATTTCCCTTGAAAATATGCGATAATATGACTGTTCCTTAGTGGTTTTCCATACTCCTACACAAACCTATTCCAGTGGCGGTTTCTACTCGCTATCGGAATGTGCTCGTGTAGGAGCGGGCGCATCCGATATCGAATCGACATCATCACTGATGCCGATTTTATTTTATCCACCATGAAAATAACCGAAGTACCCATCGCCCAGCTGAAGCCCTACGAAAAGAACGCCAAAAAGCATCCCGCGAGCCAAGTGAAGGCCATCGCGCGTAGCATCGAAGCATTCGGCTTCAACGTCCCCCTTGTGATCGATGCGAAGCACCGCATCTGGTCTGGCCACGGACGGCTCGAGGCGGCGAAACTCCTCAACCTTGAAACCCTCCCATGCGTGGAGCGCGAAGACCTGACGGACGAACAGCTCAAAGCATACAGCCTCGCCGACAACAAGCTAAACGAAAGCGATTGGGATATGGAGACAGTCATGGAGGAGCTGAAGCAGATGTCCTTAGAGATGATTGACCTCACGGGCTTCGACAGCGATCTCGTGCTTGAAACCAAGGAGGATGATTTTGACCTTGCGAACATCGGCGAACCGACGGCGAAGCTCGGCGATGTCTATCAACTCGGCGACCATCGTGTCATCTGCGGCGATTCGGAAGATCCCGCGACATACGAAAAACTTCTAAAAGGGGAGAAGCCGCGGCTCGTATATACCGATGCACCATATTCCATCAACTACGAATCGGGCTTGGGATTCTCGTATCAGAGCGAGAAGTTCGGCGGCACGGGCGGTCGGATATTCAACGACGACAAATCGCCCGAGGAGGCGTTGGTGTTTTATAAAAAAGTATTGAACCAACTCCATACGTTCTCAAGTGACGATGCGACGATATACTGGTGGTTCGCGTCACGGCTGCTCGAAATAAATTATCAGGCGTTGCGTGAAACCGACTGGCATATCAGCCAAACGATATTCTGGCTCAAAAACAGTCTTATCTTTTCTCCCGGGCAACTCTACCATCGCATCTACGAACCCTGCATCGTCGGGTGGAAAGAGGACAAAACTCATTATCAAAATATGACGTTCTCGAACTATACGGAACTCTGGTCGCTCGACAAAAAGTCCTTCGCTGACTATCTCGACGTGTGGTATCAAAAACGCGACAATACCGCGAAATACATCCATCCGACCCAGAAGCCCATTCATCTCGCAGAACGCGCCCTGAAACGCTCCAGTGCCAAAGGGGACGCCGTACTGGACGCCTTCGGTGGCTCGGGAAGCACACTTATCGCCTGTGAGCAGCTTAAACGCAAGGCGCGGCTGATCGAACTCGACCCGAAGTACGTCGATGCCATCGTAAAGCGATGGGAATCATATACCAATGAAAAAGCGAAAAAACTCTAAGGCCGGAAGACCGCCTGAATTTACCGATGACGTTGTAAAGAAATTGGAGGAGTCATTTTCCATTGATGCGACGGTCGAGGAAGCCTGTTTTTATGCTGACATTTCGCGGCAATCGTACTATAACAACGTGAAGGAAGGAACGGCATTATTTGACAGATTCAAGGCACTGCGGGAACGGCCGGTGCTTCTCGCGCGGCAGACGGCCGTGAGCAAGATAACTGAAAGCTACGCGAACGCCATCGATTACCTGAAGCGGAAGCGCAAGGATGAGTTCAGCGAACAGCATCGCAGCTCCGTCGACATCACGACGCAAGGAGAGAAGATCAATAACTCAGCCGAGCTGAAAGAGCTCTCCGACCAATTCCATGAATTCATCCGAAAAGTTATCTAAGAACATCATCGAGCAGCTGCAGGACACGGATATCTATGCGTGGATAAAAAAGAACGAGATAAAAACAGAAAACGGCATACCGCTCGACTTCCACGACTTCCGTTTCCTCTTGGATATTTACTGGGATGACTCGCCGTTCATCTGCTGCATGAAAGCGGCGCAGATAGGATTCACTACGTGCGAAATTCTCAAGTCCATTTACGAAGCGAAGAACGAGAACCTCGATATCATCTACGTCCTCCCTACGGGCGATGACGTGAAGAAATTCTCCGGCGGCAAAACGAACCGCATCATAAAAAACAATCCGATCCTCCAAGAGTGGACTGCCGACAAGGACAGCGTGGAACAGAAGAGAGTTGGAAAGGCGACCATTTATTATCAAGGAAGTTGGACGGAAAGGGTCGCCTTGATGATTTCGGCAAAGAAGCTCATCGTGGATGAATATGACCGCTGCAAGCAGGATGTCATAGAACAATATGATTCGCGCCTTCAATTTATCACTGATCCCAAGAAGGCGTTCTTCTCAAATCCATCGATGCCCGACTTCGGCATCCACAAGTTCTATAAAAAATCTGACCAAAAGAAATGGCACGTGACGCATTCGTGCGGGAACAAGTTCGTTCTCAGCGAGGAGTGCATCGACTACGATGCGGAGATATATCGCTGTCCCAATTGCCAAGGAGAGATAACGGATGAGGAACGGCGCATGGGCGAATGGAAACCCACGTCACAAGGGGAGTGGTCGGGATACTGGATACCGCTGTGGGTCAATCCGAGGATCAGCGCAAAGAAGATAGCCGAGTACAAGCGGGAAAAGACGCCTGAATACTTTGCGAATTTCGTCGCTGGCTTACCGTATCTCGGTGGCGGCGACAAGGTAAGCGCGCAAACAATTATCAATTGTCTGTCCGATAAAGTGAACGAGCACTCCGAGCGAATTATCATCGGCGTTGATACCGGACTTCCGATCCACATCGTCTGCGCCAATAAAGAAGGATATTTTTACTACGGCACACTCTCCGATCCATTGACGGGCAAAGACCCGTATCTGGAGCTTGAAGCGTTTTTGAAGCGCTGGCCGAAATCCATCGTGGTAGCAGACCAAGGAGGCGACTTGATCGGCATACGCGCGTTAAAAGCGAAATACCCAGGGCGTGTATTCCTTGTGTGGTTTCGCCGCGACAAAAAAGGCATGGGGATGATCGACTGGGGCGCGGACGATGAATATGGAAAAGTGACCGCCGACCGGAACCGCCTCATCCAATTATTCATCGATGAGATGTTGGACAAGCGCGTTGTTTACAATGGCACTGAAAGCGAATGGCAAGAATATATTGCCCATTGGATGAACATTTATCGGGTCTGGGTGCCGATGCCAGGAGAGGATGAGACGACGGGGCGCAAAGAATTCAGATGGGAGCGTTCGGGGCCCGACCACTATGTCTTCGCAGCCATATACTGCCGCATCGGGCTTGATCGATTCCAAAATACGATGGCGAAAATCTTCGGCGAACGCAACGTCATGGAGGGAATACCGAAAGGGCAAATAGTTGATGACGGTGGCGTGCAGCTCTTGTGGGATAGGCCAGTCAATTTCTGAGATGATTCCAACGCCTTAGTTTATCCGGAGAATTGACCAACGTACTTAATGCCTTGATCGCTCAAGCAGTTTACCTGAATATTGAAAGTAGATGAGTTGTAGGTGAAATCATGTTGCCTC